AGCAGGGACTCCTACCATATCATCTGATTGGGGTGCCTTTACAGAAAATAATATTGAGGGTGTAACAGGTTATCGCTGTAGAACATTTGAAGACTATGTAAGAGCTGTTAAAAATATCCAAGAAGGAAAAATAAAACCTGCAGAATGTAGAAAGCATGGAGAAAAGTTTTCATTGGAAGCAATAGCACCAATGTATGAAGATTTTTTTAGAAAGGTTTCTGATATCCAGACAGGTCGTGGGTGGTATGAAATATGGGATGAATCATTATATACATCTGAATGGAAAGAAAAACAAAATCGTAAAAATGATTAAAGTTTTATATTTTGGAGATTGTACTGGTGGTGCCATGGGGATAATCCACCGTGATATTAAATCTATCATTGATGAAAAATACCCAGACATCCAATTTGAGCTAATGGACTGGGCAGAAAAAGATAATTATGTTTATCTTTTTAATCAAAAAGCTTGGAAGAATTGGGATCTTATTATAGTAGATCCTTATATTGCAAAGGTTTTAGATAGCGGCTGGCTTTTTAAAGATTTACCTATAGAAGAACAAAATGAACTTAAAGATAAATTTATTCCAGTCTATCATCATGAAGTAGATGTACCCGCTGACCACTTTAATCATGGATGGTATGAGGGTTGGTTTACTACTCCAATATGTAGCATTAATCCTTACATAGTAAATCAAATTAAATCTAAAGGCGTTGAAAGTCATCTCTTACCTATCGGTGTAAATAGAAAGAGATTTTATCCATTTAAACAAATTACCCAAATACAGAATGTTGGGTTTGTAGGATCTTCACCTAAAGAAGATTGGCAGTCTATTAAAAGACCTGATATGTTTCATGAAATATGTAATAAGGCTGAGGTAGAATCTGTGGTAATTACAAACAGACCTAATGACAAAAGTATGTACCATGATGTGGATATGATTATTTGCCCATCAACAGCCGAAGGTTTACCCACATACTTTGCTGAAGCTACTGCATGTAAAATACCTTTTATTTCAACTGACATAGGAATTGTTAGGTATCATAACACTGTTAAGAAGTTTAAAACTGTCGATGAAGCTGTTCAGATAATCAATGAATTTAAAGATAATCCAATACTTATTAATGAATATGCATCTAATGTTTATGATGAAATGTTCCCTGATAGGGACTGGGAATTTATCATAGAAAAGTATTGGGTACCTTATTTTAAAAAAATGAATAAAAGATTTAAATAATGATAAGTTGTAAACTAATGGGAGGCTTAGGTAATCTAATGTTTCAAATTGCAACTATCGAGTATCTAGGTTATAAGCACAAAATTAAAACTGGTTATTGGAATTTAAATTCTCAGATAAATTATTTAGATAATGACAATGACCATAACTCATCTCTTAAACATGCTAATGATTATTTAGAGATGTTCGAAAACTTTAAATGGCCTTTCATTGATCAACCACCTGGTGGGTTTTATAATTTTAAAGAAGTTCCATTACATTATGAACCCTTTAATGTTATTAACGATACTACATATAGTGGTATGTTTCAGTCTGAAAAATATTTTCCTGATAGAAATTTTATTCTGAATCTTTTTAAACCATCTAAGAAAATAGTACATAAATTAAAAAAATATGATAATATTTTAGAAGGGTCTACATGTTCTATACATATTAGGCGAGGTGATTATTTAAAGAGGCAGTATAACAACTATCCATTAGACATTAATTACTTTCAAAGGGCCGTAGATTTAATAGGTAATGTAGACAGATATCTAATCTTTAGTGATGATATAAAATGGTGTAAAGAAATATTTCTAATGGAAAACGCTATCTTTATAGAAAATGAAAAAGATTACGTAGAGTTATTTCTGCAGTCAAAATGTACACATAATATCATTTCAAATTCTACGTTTTCATGGTGGGGTGCATATCTTAATAAGAACCCTCATAAAAAAATTATTGCACCCAAAGCGTGGTTTGAACCTAACATGAAAAATGATATAGTACCAGATTATTGGGTATCAATATAGTAAACAACTTAACATTTTTCTATATAATAATAAAATAAAACAAAATATGGGTAAAGAATTTTCATTCGCAGATTTAAACAAGGAAATGTCAAAACACTCCACATACGGAGAGACGTTAGATAAATCAAGCATTTCAGAAATTGATCACTTTATACCTACTGGAAATTACCATCTTAATGCATGTTTAACTGGATCCCTATTTGGAGGTTATCCTAATAACAGAGCAGTTGCATTGGCTGGGCCTTCTGGTACAGGTAAAACTTATCTTATTCTTAATGCTGTTAAACAAGCACAGGAAATGGGATATAGTATTGTATTCTATGATTCTGAAAATGCAGTAGATAAAAAATTAGTTGAAAAATTTGGAATAGATCCTAAAAAATTCCGTTATGAACCTTGTAATACGGTTCAAGAATTCAGAAGTTCTGTTACCGCATTAACTGATCTTTTGATTGAACAAAAGAATAAAGGTGCTGAATTACCTAAGGTTCTAATTATTTTAGATTCTGCAGGTAACCTTGCAACACAAAAAGAAATCGATGATGCCAAGAGCGGTAGCGATAAGGCTGATATGACGCGAGCTAAATTGCTTAAATCTACGTTCCGTATTCTTATGACCAAGTTAGGTATTGTAAAGGTACCTTTCTTATTTACAAATCATACATATCAAACACAAGACCTGTTTTCTCGCCAAGTAGGTGGAGGTGGTACTGGTCCTGAGTATGCTGCTTCTATTATTCTTTTCTTAGGTAAGGCAAAACTCAAAGAAGGTATTGAACAGACCGGTATTATTGTAACTGCAAAACCTAATAAGAATCGCTTTGCTAAACCTACACCAATTAAATTCCATATTTCATTTAACAAAGGTATGAATCCTTATATTGGATTAGAAGAGTATATCAGCTGGGATACTTGTGGAGTTGAACGTGGAAGGTTTATTAATCAAAATGCATATGATAAACTTAACGAGACAGGTAAAGCAGAATGCCGGGAACATACATATGAAAAAGATGGTAAAGAAGTAACTGTTTATTTCCAACCTGCAGCAACTGCTCGTAAGATCTGTGTAGCTCACCTTAATGATACGGTTGATCTTAATCAGTTATTTACTCCATTGGTTATGACACCGGAAGTTTTACAAAAACTTGAACCTGTGGTTGCCGAAAAGTTTAAATACGGTGAAGAAATTGATGTAGAGAATTTAACCGAAATGCTTGAAGAAAATGCTGAAGAAAACGATTGATACTGCTAAACTTAAAGTTAAGCACGTATTAGGAAATCATACAGCATTACCAACATACCCTGATTCTGAAGATGTTATTTTTGAATTAATACGTGATTACTGTGGTAAGGTAGCAAAAGAGATAAAGTTTACTAATGTATCTTTACAGAAAAAGTATGACCTAACCGATGAAAGAACGAATGAAATAATCATGAGTCTTAGGAGAGATAAGATTATTGATGTATCACTTTCCAATGCTGCTTATACTACATACGAGGTTATTAAGAATCCGTATGAATAAACTAAATATAGTTTCCACTATATAAAAATAAACAAAGATGAAATCAAGTACAGATCACGAAAAAATATTCTTTAACTATTTTCTTAAGAAACCACATTATCTAAAAAGCACAGGACCAGGTTTCTTTTCCAACAGTGATCTAGATCATATTGCAAAATTAGCAAAGAATTTTTATATTAACTTTGGGGAAAGTCCTTCACGAGAACAAATGAAGGCTTTAGTTAAAGATGATCCTAATGAAATCCCTGGTGATATTGTAACAAGTATTTATGATATTAATATTAATGAATATGACCAGGATTGGTTAAAGAGAACTGGTGAGTCTTGGGTTAAATGGAAACATTTTGATAAACAATTAGTAAGAACTATTGAGTATGTAAAAACTCAAGATGTTAGCCCGGAAAATGTTGAAGATGTAGTAACTCGTGCAATTGGTATGATCTCTACTGAAGGATCATTAAACTTTGATACTGATACTGGATTAGACTTCTTTAATCCTGAGCACCACATACAGAGAACATCCAAAAAGATTGAAACCGGTTGGACTTTTGTAGATAATGTTTCTGGCGGTGGTTATGATACGAAATCTCTCATTGTATATGCCGGTGAACAAAACATTGGTAAATCTATATGGTTGGCAAATGATGCCGCTAACTTCGTTAGAATGGGTCATAATGTAGTATTCATTTCAGCTGAGATGTCTGCACAAAAAGTACTTAAGAGAATAGGTTCTAATCTGTTAGATATTTCTATGATGGAATATGATAATAAAACAGGTAATCGTGAATTTATGAAAAGAAAATTGGAAAGAATTTCTAGGGGATTACTTCCACCAGGAAAGCTCTTTGTAAAAGAATTTCCAACTTCTCAAGGTACTGTTCTTGATATTGAATCTTATCTTAAAGATTTAGAAGAAAGCCAAGATCATAAAGTAAATGTTTTGGTAGTTGACTATATTAATATTCTTGCAAATTATAGAAATCCAAATACTGAAAATACTTATATGAAGATTAAGCAAATTGCCGAAGATCTTCGTGCTCTTGCTGTTAAAAGAGATATGTTAGTAATTTCAGCAACACAAATTAACCGTGGTGCATGGGATGCAACTGAAGTAAGAATGGAAAACATCGCAGAATCTGCAGGTCTTGCGCATACTGCAGATGTTATGTATGCATTGATTCAAGATTCAATGATGCACGCAAATAGAGAATATTGGTTAAAGGTATTGAAGATTAGAGATGGGCAAGGAAAGGGGTCAAGATGTCGATTTAATATCGATTATGATCATATGAGATTAACCGAAACCGATGACATAAATTAAACATAATATGTGGGGAAAAAAGAAAAAACCAAAATTAGATGAAAATGGCAAAGAAATAAAGCCATCATTAGCAGACAAAGATAAGATCTTTAACAACACCTACGGCGAACAGGATGTAACTGAAAACCGAGTAAACTTTACAGTTTCTTCCACATACCTGGATGATATGGATCCAGATGATAAGATGCATTATGAACTTTTAATTAAAAAGATTGATAACTTAATTAAAGGTAGTGAATATGAGCATCTTAATGAAGCCACACCTGATGGAGTTATTAAAAAACTAAATAAAGTACAGATTAATAAAGTATACTCTTATGTAATTGAACATGTTGGTGAAGGTTATACGAGAGTAGATTTATTTAGTGTCATATCAGATTACTTTGATGTATTTCCTAACAAATTTTATAACTCTCTTTCTAATAAATTTAAGGATGAACTTATTAAAGAATTAGACGATAAGTATAATATCCTAGAAAAAAGAAAAATAAGAAAATTATTTTAACATGGCAAGAATTTGGATGGTTAGTGATTCTCACCTTGGGTGTAGATCAAATTCAGTTTTATGGCTTAACATCATTGAAGATTACTTCTTTAACTTTTTTATACCATTAGTTAAAAAGGAATACAAAGAAGGGGATGTTCTTTATCATTTAGGGGATGTGTTTGATAATCGCCAAAGTATTAATTTAGCTGCACAAGATTTAGGAATTAGAGTTTTTGAAGAATTAGGAAAAATATTTCCAGACATTCATATCATTGTAGGTAATCATGATATAATGAGAAAGAACTCTAATGATATTGCATCAGTAGACTGTCTTAAGTATATCCCTAATGTTACCGTTCATAAAGAACCTAAGATCTTACAATATGGAGATGCTAAATGTTTACTTATGCCATGGCGGAGAGATCATAAACATGAAAAAGAAACATTAGATTCTATCACAGAAAATATTGACTATATGTTTTGTCATACTGAAACTCGCGGTGTTCAAACTAGCCCTAGTACAAAACACCTCCATGAAGGTGGTAATGATGTTTCAACCTTTAAGAGATTTAAGCGAGTTTATTCAGGTCATATTCATTATAGACAAGATAAACAGAATTTTGTATTAGTAGGAAATCCTTACCAAATGACAAGATCTGATCGTGATAATCAAAAAGGTATCTACCTATTGGATTTAGATACTGGAAAGCACCAATTCTTTATGAACAAGAGGAGTCCAGTATTTATACGGTATTATATTAATGATATCTTAGAGATGAGAATGGAGGATATAAAGAGAGAAATAAAGGATAATTTTGTGGATGTGTTTGTGCCATCAAATATCTTAGGTAAGTATAACATTAATAGATTTATGGATTACCTTGATGGCGTTGCTAGAAAATTAGAACCAAGAATTTATGATGAGGATAACCCATATGATAGAGAAGATGGGGAAATGTCAGATTTTAATGGAGAATTGAATTTAATGAATATTGCTGCAGAATATATCAATTCATTAGATTATGAACAAGATTTAAAGGAGAGACTAAAACAGTCAGTCCAAGAACTATATAAAACAACATTATCACCTAACTATGAAGATTAACAAAGTAGAGTTCAAAAATTTTGCAAGTTACGGTAACAGAAAGCAAGTAATAGAATTTGATAAAAATAAAAGTGACCTGTATTTAGTATTAGGTGGAAATGGTGCAGGTAAAAGTACTTTAGCAAAAGTGATAACATATCTTTGTTATGGTAAAGTAGAAGGTGCCAATCTTAAAGACTTGCCTAACAGAGTAAACGGAGAGCTTTGGGGTAAAATCTGGTTAGAGTCAAAAAATAATTCTATTGAGATTGAAAGAGGTATTAATCCTGGAGTATTTAATGTAAAGATTAATGGTTCCGAATATGATGTTGCGGGTAAATCAAATCTTCAAGACTTTTTAGAAACTGAAATTTTTGAAATTCCTTATCATGTATTTAAGAATGTAATTATCCTATCGGTTAATGATTTTAAGTCTTTTATTACAATGTCTCCCTATGATAAGAAACGAATCATTGATAAGATCTTTGGCTTTTCAATTATTAATGAAATGGCAGAAGCTGTTAAAGAAAAGAGGAGAAGCATAATTGAAGAAATCCGAACCTATGAAGATGAGATCCGAACACTCAATGATTCAATAGATTCTGTTTTAGAAAAAATTGAACACTTTGAAAAGATAAGTAAAGATAAAGATGCTGAAAAGATCAAAGCCCTCAAAGAAAACCTAGTTACTTTAAATAGCCAAAGAAAAAAGTTATTGGAGATAACACAGTCAACTAAAGAAAAACTAGAAGAATTGGATACTCATTCTCGCAAAAAGAATAATGAAAAATCAAATCTTAATTCTAAAATCAATACTGTAAAGAAGGAACTTAAGCTTTATGAAAACAATACATGCCCAACATGTACAGCACCTCTTAATTCAGATTTTCATTTAGACATTAAAAAGGAAAAGGAAGAAAAATTAGATTCCTTGTTTTCTCAATGGAATAGTATTAAAGCAGATGCTGAAAAGGCAGAAGCTGATCTTACTGACCTTCGCCAAAAAGGAAGAAAGATCCATGTAAAGGTTGGTCAGTTAGAAACTCAAATGGAATCTATTAAGGATAAGTTAATTGAACTTGCTGATAAGGATGAGTCTGAATCCTCTTCTCACTTAAAGCAATTAGTAAAAGAATTTACTAATAAAAAATCAGATAAGAATGAAGGTAAGCTAAAAAGTGAAGGTGAAGATTATTACTTAACTATCCTAGAAAACATTATGGGAGAAGACGGTATTAAGAATTTAGCCGTAAGATCTATTCTTCCTTCATTTAATAATAATATCCTGTTAATGGGAAGAGAAATGGGAATTCCATTTGGTATTAGATTTAATGAAAAGTTTTACTGTTCTCTCCATCATCTAGGTACAGAAGTTAGTCCTAAGACTTTAAGTACTGGTGAAAGAAAGAAGGTTGATTTTGTAATTATCATGGCCTTAATGAAAATGATAAAGGTTAGGTTCCCTTCTCTTAACATTTTATTCTTGGATGAAATCTTTTCTTCTATTGACAATGACGGTGTACATCATATTATTAACATTCTTCATAATACTATTCAAGATATAGGATTAAATACATTTGTGATTAACCATACTGTTTTACCTAGTGAATACTTTGATAAGAAAATTGAAATTACAAAAGATGCAGGCTTTAGCGAATTTAACATTGAATCCATTGGATAAATAGAATATAAAATAGATCTATTGAATGTCTGCCTATAATCAAGAGTACAATAAGGATAATACTATATTAAGATACCTAGTCGTATCTATGTTAGCCGAGCTAAGTAAAAAAGTCTATTACTACAATCAGATAGATGAAGATACTTTAAAGAAGATAGAGGTTCCTTTCTTTTATTCAATTTCTGGTAATGAAAGATTCTTGTTAGACAATTTTATGTATGATGCTGAAGCTGCAGGTAAAGCAATTGGTGACTATGAAGTTGTTCCTAGGGGAATTGTTCAGATGAATTCTATGGCAATTGATTCTTCTGCCCAAACTAATAAATTTACAAGAGCTGAGTTTGTAAGAGAATGGAATGGGATACTTAAAACTTTTTCATTAGAAACAAATTTCTTACCTATAACCATGGGATTTGGTGTAACTCTTATTTGCTCAAATAACTTGGAGATGTTAAAGGTTACTGAATCTGTAATGAATAAGTTATATAAAGGTACCTTATTTAGTTGTGATTTAGGTATGATGAGAGTTCAGGCAAGTATGTCTGTACCTGAGGACTATTCACAAGATAGGTTATTTGAATGGGGATTAAATGATAAGAAAGAATTTCAGGTAACTTTTGATATTGAACTAAAATCATTTATGCCTGTTTTTGAAAGTGGTATACTTCTCTCAGAAATAGACTTTTTAACCAGAGAAGCAATTAAGAGTAATCCTACTGCATCCGGTGTAGGACAATTAAGATCTAATGCAGAAGGTGAAATAGGAATCTATTTCGGTGGAGTATTCCAAAGACTATTAACTAGCCAAGATAATATACTTAAGGCACCAGGTAAAGATGTTCAAAGCAATCTTTCATACTTTGATCCTAATAGCGTTAATACTGGAGGTCCTTATGTTGAAAGTGAAATTGATAGTTCTAAACCTGATCCAGAGGCAGAAGCAAGTAGGAGTTACAGAAATGCTAATGCAGAAGGAGGTCCAGAAAATTCAGGACTAGGAACAGCAGATAATTAACTCAAAGATCTTAGAATATATAAAACAAATCAAATTCAATAATATGGATAAAGTTATTAAAGAAGGGCAGACACAGGTTTACATGAACGGTGGAATTGATCCACAGTTCGGTGTAAATACTGATGCTCCTTACCTTAATGCACCATCTAAGCAATTATTAGAAATAGTTGCTACTCTCTTTTCACAAAGTGGAAAGACTAAATTAGATGGAAGAAACGGTAAGGTAATTGAAGAAGGTGGAATGAAAGAATCTCAGGTTCTTTCCATTTTAGTAGGAATGGGAATTCCTCAGCAATTAGCAATGTCTGCAATAGCAACCTTTAAAGGAAACCAAGGAATTATAGAAAATAACAACAAACAAAAAAATCATAACAAAATGAAATTTACAATTGCTGAACTGTATGAAAATGTTATGAAGAGCATTGCGGCCTTAAATGAAATGAATTCTGATAACTCCAGAGTTTCTTATACTGCTAAAAATGCCCTTAACATTTTAGAAGAATCTCTTAAGGCATTCCCAATGAGATTTAAAAGTGAAGAAGCTGAAGTAATCAGTGAAGAAGTAGAAAACAGTGTTAATCCAATACTTAAGTTTAACATTGCAAAACAACTTCATAGAGACTTGGCATCTTCTGATTGGGTTAATCCAATTAGAGAATTAAGATCTTATATTGAAGGCGCTTACGCTGATGCTAAATGGTCTTTCAGAATTTCTGAAGCTATTCAAAGAGCAAAAGGCCAAAGAGGTAAATTATATGAAGGATTGGTAAATGATTTAGAAGGTCTTTTAACAGAGTCTTCTGATTCTATTAAAACTAAATTCTCAGCCCTTTCTTCTAAGAACCCATGGTATTTGGAAGGTAAGTCAATTGTAAATGAAATGAAAGCAGAAGATAATAAAGCTACCGCAAATGGTGGCGGAACTATTTCTACTACACTTTCACCAGTATTGGAATCTGCTGAAGGTTTAACCTTCCACTTACACGGTAAAAATTATATCTTCAACGGTAAAACTATTACTGAAGCTGAGGTTAAAGATTCAAGATTCTTTGATGTATTAGAAGGATTAGGAATGTTTAAGAACACAGATAATACTTTAGTTACATTTGGTGAAAGCGGTAAAACTTTAGAATACAGCTTAACTGAAGGTACCCTTAAGCTTGGTAATGTTGATTTATCAAATTCAAGTATTATTGAATTAAAAGAAGCTCTCATGGCAAACAACTTCTTTGGTTACAGAAACCAATGGAAGATTGATAATGTATGTAAATTCTTTGAATCAATTGATCTTCTTGCTGAAATGGATAATTTCACCACAATTACTTCAAATGAGTTTACTAACTTATTCTTAACCATGATCGCTGTTGAAGAAGGAATTTATGTTAACACCGTAAATTCTGCAATGCACTTAAACGAAATGAAACTCGTTTCTTCTGCAACTGAAACTGTTAAACTGGTTAAAGAATTTATTAACTATGACGCCTCTCCAATTCTTTCTGAAAGATTAATTGCTGAAAACGATGAAGCTGCTAAAGCCGAAAAGGTAAGAGCTACAATTTCTGACCGAATTTCTTTCTTGGAAGAAAAGAAGTCTAAAGTAAAGGAAGCTATTAATAAACTTGGAGAAACTGAAGAGCTTACTGAAGCTATGAATCTTTTAGATGAAGAAATCTCTAAGTTTGAAAAGGAGCTCCAGGAAAGTTATGTAGTTGAAAAAAAAAGTCGTAACGAGTTACTAGACGACGGTTTCGTTGAAGCTGAAGTTAATAAAAACGGAAATGGTCTTAGAAAAGGTCAAGAAGTTTATGTAAATGCCGAAGACTATACTTCTCTAGGTGATAATGATCAATTAGAATGTATTGACTACAAAACTGGTAAATCTACAATCTGCCCAAAGGGACAACTTAACGTAAAGATCTAACCACCCACATATTAAAAAGCCGATAGTGATAATAAACTATCGGCTTTTTTTGTATATAATAATAAAATAAACCTAAGGGATGGCTAGAAAGAGAAACTACTTAAATAATAGAGATTTGCTGGAGGAGATTAAACTATCCAAAGAGCAAGATGAATTAACACCAAAAGCATTAGAATTCTTAATGCTATTAGCAGATAAATGTTCAAGAAAATTATCATATGCAAACCCAGATGACAGAGATGATTGTATAGCTTATGCTTATATGGATCTTTATCGTTATTGGAGAAACTTTAATCCAGAAAAGAGTACAAATGCATTTGCTTATTTTACTGAAATTGCAAAAAGAGGCTTTGCTAAAGGATGGAATAAATTACATCCAAAGAAATATGCAGGAACTGTATCAATTAATGGAAGTGCGGACAGTGATGGCATTTACACTATCTAAGATACATGAGTATAAAGAAGGTAAAACCAACAGCAAAATCAGGATTTAAACAAGGATATTACAAACCTCATAATCCTAAAAAGTATATGGGACCTGGTCCTATAATATACCGTAGCAGCTGGGAAAGAAAGTTTTGCCATTGGTGTGATCATAATGAAGATGTTATACATTGGATCTCGGAACCTTTTTCTATAAAGTATTTTAATATCTTAGATAAAAAGTTTCATAATTACTATCCAGATTTTTATGTTAAGATGGATAAAGGTGGTATAATTGAAGAATATGTTGTTGAAATAAAACCAAAAGCTCAATTACAAAAACCTAAACCACCTAAAAGAAAGACTGCAAAGGCTATGAAAAATTTTCAGCATGGATACGAAACTTATGTTAGAAACCTTTGTAAAACCGAAGCATTAAACAAAGCAGCCGAATTAAGAAACTTTAAAGTAATGCTTTTAACTGAAGACTCAAAATTATTCTAATGGCAATAATAGGATCATTTACTGAAGATTTGGATATTTACCTTACAGAAAATAGAGGTCGTACTGGAGCATCTAAAGCATCTGCAAACGATTTATATAAAGTAGGTGTAAAAGATACTGGTGTTTTAGAAAATGGAAAAATGTATTGCTTTGAATATTTTACACCTGACGAAACCTTTTATGATACTAACCCAATTGTTTTAGGACTAGGTAAAAGTATAGATAATCATCAGCTTGGGATAAATTTACATTACATTCCTTATGAAGCAAGAATACCATTTCTTACTGATGTAGTTAGATCTTTTCAGAGTGTTATAGCCCAACAGCTAAAAGGTGCAACTGGGAATCCTAAATCACAAGGTAGTCTTAAAGAATTTACTTACGATAATTTAAAGTCTTCGTTGGCAAGAAAATACAATCTTAAGTATGCAATAAGACAATACAGATTAGATAGAATTAGAAAACCTAAAGTATTAGGTTATGAAGATTGGTACATTGGTGCTGTTAATAACCAAAACAAATTTTTTGGAGGAAACATTAACGAGGCACAAGCATTATATTACAAGAATATATAAACAATAAAAGATAAAACAATATGGCAGGATTTACTGATAGGAGAGGACCATTAAGTACAGGTAATCCAGTAAGAAAAATATTAAAAGATCTTTCTAACTTAGGAATGGCCTATGATGATATGATCATCCGCAATTCCCGTGCAGTAGGTTTTACTGAAAATCAGATGGGTTATACATTTAATCCGATGGGATCTGATTCTGATGACATCTATGGTGCTTTTGCTGCCCTTTCATTAACTGATACATCTCTTAAGAAAAATATTTCTATCTTTGATAGTGATTATGAAAGAAAGAGAGATGAACTAAGAACATATGCAGTACAAGATGAAATTGAAGATATCCTTGATGTAATTACAGATGAGGCTATTGTATTTGATGAATCTAACTTTATGGCATATGCTCATTTTAATGGCCATATTGCAAATTCAATAGAAGATGAAATTGGTGATGTTTACAATAACATCTATAACTATTTTGGATTTAACGATTCTATCCAACCTTGGAATTACTTTAGGAAATGGTTGGTTGATGGATACCTTGCATTTGAAATAGTTTATAATGATAAGCAAACAGAAATAATAGGATTTAAAGAATTAGATCCAATTTCGCTAATGCCAGGTATTGATACTGATACTGGGAAAAAGCAATGGGTTCAATATAAAGGTCAAGGTGCCAAAGAAAGAAAACTTTGGGATTCTCAAATTATTTACATATCTTATTCACAGGTAAATTCACCAATGAGAATATCATATGTTGAGAGACTTATCCGATCTTTTAATCTTTTAAGAATTATGGAGACTACCAGAATCATCTGGGCTGTTTCCAATGCTTCATTTAAAACTCAGTTTATTATCCCAGTTGGTGGTAAATCTAAAACTAGGGCAAAACAATCGTTGGCCCAGTTAATGAATTCTTATCGTGAAGTAGTAGACTTTAACTATGAAAGTGGTGAAATTCAAACTAACGGTAAACCAATGATGCCATTCAATAAAGAATATTGGTTACCATCTAAAGATGGAGAATCTCCAGAAATCAGTACCGTTGGTGGTGATGGTCCAGATTTAGGAGATACTGAATCTCTGAAATATTTTGCCGACCGATTAAAAATGGCATCCAAGATACCTTTCTCACGATTTGATAAAGAAGGTGGTAATACATATGATATGGATGCTAGTGGTATGCTAAGAGACGAAATAAAATTTGGAAAATTTGTAGCTCGTTTAAGATCACTATTCCAGGAAATTTTAATTAAGCCAGTATATCTTCAAATGTGTCTTAATCATCCAGAATTAAAAAATGATGTTTCTTTTAAGGCTGGTTTAGGACTTAAATTTGTTAAAGATAATGTGTTTGAGGAAATGAAAGAAATGGAATTACAAACAAAACGAGTTGATTTTATTGGTAATCTTAAAACACAGTTAAGTACAATGGATGCTGAAATGACAGAAATTCCATACTTTGATTTAGGATTCCTTGTTAAGAGATACGGTGGATTTACTCGAGAGGATCTAAAAGCTAACCAGAGGGCCAAAGAAAGGACAGAATTAGAAGACGCTGGATATAAAGAAGAGGATATAGAAAAAATCCTTTTAGGAGCCGATAAGGCCGATTTTGAACCAGAGAAGAAAGATGGTGCACCAGATGAAGATCCATTGGCTGGTCTTGGATAAAAAGTTTACAAAGATTGTAATATATAAATCAAATAACTAGTAGAAAATGTCAGGAAAGAAATTATTGATTCTTGAAAGAGCTAAGTCAAACCTAGATATAACTACCGGCGAAGACGGTTCGGTTGTATTAGAAGGTGTCTTTACCGAGTTTGGCGTTCGTAACAAGAATAACAGGATATATGAGGAAAAAGAAGTAATGCCTCATATTAATGAATTACAAGAAAAGGTTAAAACCAATAAGCTTTTAGGTGAATTAGATCATCCTAAGGATTTTGATGTTAGTTTGGCTAACGTTTCTCATGTTGTTGAATCATTAAACTATGATCCGGCAAAAAAGCAAGTTATTGGAAAAATTAGACTATTAAATACATCTAAAGGTAAAGAAGCACAAGCTCTTATCAAGGATGGTATCCCTTTACATATTTCAAGTAGAGCTGCCGGTACGGTAGATGAAAATGGAAAGGTTAAAATTAAAAAATTCTTTACTTATGACTTGGTTGCAGATCCTGGCTTTGAGAATGCCGAGTTATCAAGAGTAAATGAATCTTTTGGTTTTGAAGATGATGGTACTTTAATAATCTATGAAATGGAAGAAACTGAAAACAACACAGATAATAAAAAAGATTTAACAATGGAAAATAACAATTTTGTAACTGTTGAAGATTTTCAAAAGTATACTGAATATGTATCCGGAGTTCTAAATAACGTTAAGGAATCTGCTAACTCTAATAATGATGAGGTGATTGAAAAGCTTATTAAGTATTCTGAGCATATTGCAGAAAAGGTAAATCAGGTTTCTGATTATGCTGAATACTTATCTGAAAATCTAGATAAGAGCATTTCTTATTCTGACTATCTCGCTGAAAACGTAAATTCAATTAAGGACTATGCCTCTTACTTGGCTGAAGAACTTGATGGAAGTATTCAGTATGCCGAGCATGTAGCAGAGATGGCTGATAAAGGAATTCAATATTCTAACTATGTAGCCGAAAATCTTGAAAAAGGAATTGAGTATTCTGAATATGTAGCTGAAAAGGTTGATCAAAATATTGCTTACTCTGAGTACCTTGGTGAAGGATTAGAAAAAAGTATTAAGTATTCTGAATACATTGCAGAAAATGTAAATTCTGTAGAAGGTGAAACTCTTAATGAGGCAATGGCTGTAAATGCTGAAGCAATGCCATCTATGGAAGAAATGCAAAAATGCGTAGATGAAGGAATGACATATGAGCAAGTTTGCGAAAAGTATTCTGGATGTGATAAAGGAAGACTTAAAGAAATGTATGAAGCTTGTGGAAAGAAGCATGAAGGTGAAGATTACAAAAATTCTATTGAAGAAAAATTGGAAAGACTGATTGCTAAAGCCGAAACTAAGAATGTTTCTGAAATGCATTTTATGAACTTCTTAGGAGAGTCTAAAAAGAACCAGTTTAATACTCT